CCTATGCCCTCCTCCTCCTCGACTGAGCCCCCCTCACCCCCAGACACCTAAGCCGGCCACACTTCCACGCCCCCTAGGCCGGCCACGCGATTTAAGTGCCTCACTGCCTCACTGCCTCACTGCTTACCCCGCTCCCCTGTTCTCACGCTTACGACGCGGCTAATGGACACGACACCCACTAAGTCAATGCGCGAAGAGGCCCAGCGCTACCGCGACTGGAAGGCCGAGGGCCGCAAGGGGGGCACCGAGGTCGCCGCCACCCGCGCCACCCAGATCCTCAGCGGACGCCCACTTAGCCCTGACACCGTGCGCACAATGAGCGCCTGGTTTGCGCGACACGAGGTCGACAAACGCGCCACCGGCTTCCGGCCCGGCGAAGACGGCTACCCCTCCCCCGGCCGTGTCGCCTGGGCAGCCTGGGGCGGCGACCCCGGTAAAACATGGAGCGACGCCCTAGTAAGTCGTATGGATCAAGATGAACGCAGTAAGCACAACACTGCGATGTCCGATGTAACTGAGCCCGCAAGCGAACGTGAGCTCGACCCCACCATGAGTGCCGTCCAAGGCGCCCTCTACGAAGCCCTCGAGGATGTAACCGACGACCTCGGCAGCTTCGGCCAAGGTTCCGGCGCCAACGGTGCCCACTACATGGCCGCCAGCCCCTTCGCCGACCAAGGCCTCGTCTGTGCCAACTGCGCCTTCTACGCCGGTCCCCGGGGCTGCGAGATCGTCGAAGGCGATATCGACCCCGCCGGCGTCTGCAAGTTCTGGATCATCCCCGAACGCCTAATTGACGAGGCCCCGACGCCCGAGGCCGGCCGGCCCTACCCCAACGAGCACGCCGCTCGCCTGCGCGATCCCTCGGCCTACGACCGCTTCCGTCGCCGCAACAATGCCGCCGGTAAGGGGGTGGACTTTATCTTCGGCATCAAAACCGGCGAGCCCGGAACGGACCTCCAGGCCATCCGCTTCCGCCTAAGTGAGTTCACTGCCACGCAAGCCCGCGAATGGCTGAAGAGCCACGACTACACGCCCATCCAATTCGAGGAGGCCACCAACACCAAGTCCCTAGGCAACGAGGCTGCTCAGCCGGCCGAGAGTGTGATTACAGAACGTGCCACCCCCTCGGAACTAAGCGAGGGCGACTTCGTGAGCTGGAACAGCTCCGGCGGCACGGCCCGAGGCCGCATCGAACACGTCATGCGTGAAGGCACCCTCGGCGTCCCCGACTCCGAGTTCAGCATCAACGCCTCCACAGAGGATCCGGCCGCCCTCATCCGCATCTACCGCGAAGGCACCGACGGCTGGAAACCTACCGAAACCCTCGTCGGCCACAAGTTCAGCACCCTCCGCAAGATCGACGCGCTCCGCAGCCTCGAAACCGCCCAGCGCGACCTCTGCGGCACCTACAAGCGCACCGAAACCACCAGTTTCCGCGCCTACGAGGAGCGCACCTTTGAGTTCCCCTTCAGCTCCGAGTACCCCGTCGCCCGCTACTTCGGTAACGAAGTGCTAAGCCACGATGCCGGCGCCGCCGACCTGAGCCGCCTCAACGACGGCGCTCCTCTGCTGTTCAACCACAATCCCGACAAGGTCGTGGGCGTGGTCGAGCGTGCCTGGATCAACGACAAAACCAAGCGTGGCTACGCCAAAGTCCGCTTCTCCCGCAATAAATTCGCCCAAGAAGTCCTTGATGACGTAAAAGACGGCATTCTTCGCGGTATTAGCTTCGGTTACGCCATCGACAAGATGGAGGAGCGCAACACAGACTTCGTCGCCACTAAGTGGGTGCCGCACGAGCTCAGCGTTGTCTCGATTCCAGCTGATCCCACGATCGGAATCGGCCGCTCTCTACTTATTGACGAGCAGCCCACGCAACCCACTCCCCCTAAGATCAAAGACGAAACACCTGCTGTGCAGGAAGTTCGCCAAGCGGCCTCATCCGCATCTACCCCCGTTCTCGAAATGGAAACCACCCCTGATCTGGAGGTGATCCGGTCCCAGGCCGCTGAGGCTGAGCGGACCCGCATCGCCGCTATCACCGCCCTCGGTGCTAAGCACCAGCTGCAAGACCTGGCTCGTGAGCTCATCGACGGAGGTCGCTCCATCGACGAGGCTCGCGCAGCCGTCCTCGACAAACTCGGCTCTACTCCCGTGGAAACTCCTATCCGCTCTGCTGACCTGACCAACAACGACCTGGGCCTCTCCGATAAGGAGACCAAGAGCTTCAGCTTCGTCCGGGCCCTGAACTTCCTGGCCAACCCGACCGACAACGCTGCTCGCCGGGCCGCCGAATTCGAAATCGAAGTTGGCCGCGCCGCTGCCGCCAAGTACGAGCGCTCCAGCAACGGCATCGTGGTGCCGAACGAAGTGCTCCGCCGCGACCTAACCGCCGGCCTGCCCTCCGCTGGTGGCAACCTCGTCGCCGACGAGCTGCTCAGCGGCTCCTTCATCGACCTGCTCCGCAACCGCCTCGCCCTGGCCAACGCCGGCGTGACCATGCTGAGCGGCCTGCAAGGCAACATCAGCATCCCCCGGCAATCGTCGGCCAGCAGTGCGTACTGGGTAGGGGAAAATGTGGCCCCGACCGAATCGCAGCAGGCGATCGATCAAGTCAACATGACCCCCAAGACCGTGGGTGCCTTCGTTGACTACAGCCGCCGCCTGCTCCTCCAGGCCTCGATCGACGTCGAAGCCATGGTCCGCAACGACCTGACCCGCGTGATCGCCCTCGAGCTCGACCGCGCTGGCATCTACGGCACCGGCTCCAGCAACCAGCCCCTCGGCCTGGTGAACACCACCGGCATCGGCAGCCAGACGATCTCCACCTACGGCACCTTCGACGAGTACATCGGCATGGAGACCGATGTGGCCACCGCCAACGCCGACGCCGGCTCCATGCGGTACATCATCAACGCCGCCGCCCGTGGCGCCCTGAAGTCGACCGCCAAGTCCGCCTCCGCTGTGGCCGCCGGCTTCGTCTTCGAGAACAACGAGATCAACGGCTACCCCGCCATCGTCTCCAACCAGCTGCAGAACAACGACGCTCTGTTCGGCGACTTCTCGATGATGATCATGGGCATGTGGTCCGGCCTTGACCTGACCGTCGACCCCTACGCCGGTGCCACCGCTGGCACCGTGCGCATCATCGCTCTGCAGGACGTCGACTTCGCCGTCAAGCAGCCCGCCGCCTTCTGCTACGGCACCTGATAGGCCCCTCCCCTCGCCTCCTGATCCATGTTCATCGAGATCCTTAGGCAGGTGATGATCGCAGGCGAGCCAGCTTCGGCTGGCTCCGTCCTCGACCTCCCAGAAGCCGTCGGCACCATGCTTATCGGCCTGGGCAAGGCGATCCCCGCTGAGCCTCCTAAGCCCTCGACTGTCGCTGCTGAGCCTTCGAAGCCGGCGACGCCAGTCGAACCCGCATCCCCAAAGGCCTCAAAACCTAAGGGCACCAAAATTTCCCCGCCTACCCTCGAGGACTAAGTCATGTCGATTCTGTCCACCGGTCTGGAGAAGCTCCAGCACTTCGCACTGGCCCCTACCGCCGTGCGCACCTCCAACCTCGACGGCACCGCCGTTGACCTCAACGATTACGAAGGCGACGTCGTCGTCATCCTGGATGTCGCCAACGGCGGCACCTCCACCCTCGACGTCAAGATCCAGAGCTCCGACACCTCCGGCGGCTCCTACTCCGACGTGACCACCGCCTTCTATCGCGGTGGTTCCGAAGTGGCCTCCTCTGCCGTGGCCTTCGCCCAGGTGAGCACCACTGCCTCCAAGCAGTACCTCGTCTTCCCAAAGGGCGCCGCCAAGCGCTGGATCAAAGCCGTTAGCACCACCTCCTCTTCTTCCCACACCTACAGCATCAACGCTGTCGGCGCCAAGAAGTACGCCTAAGCTGGTGACGGTCTAATGGGATGCATAGCCTCGGGTCACCGCCCGAGGCTTTTCTTTTACTTTCATAGGAATCTTTCGCTACAAACTTATGGCCTTAACCGAAGATCTAAGCGTATTCCTAGCCGACTTTGGCGTCATCTGCACAAGCGGTGCTGTCACCGGCCTGGGCATCCTCGACATGCCCAGCGAACTCGTAGCCGATGGGGTCGTACTGAGCACCGACTACAAGCTCACCTGTCTTGCTAGCGAGTTCGGCAACCTCAAGTACGCCGACACCATCACTGTCGCGGGCGCTACTTACACCGTCCGCGAAACCCTACTCATCGACGACGGCAAATTTTGTGAAGTCATGCTACTAAAACCGTAGGCCCTTACCTCCTCGCCAGCCTATGGATGCCCGCACTCGCGCCAACTGGCACAAAGTCCGCGAAGGCCTAGAAGCCGCCGGCAAGACCGACTGCTACCTCTACCGCCGCGCCTTGGCCATCACCACCGGCTCTCCCGACCCAGGCCCCTACGCCGGCTTAGCCCCTACGCCGGCGTAGCCACCACACCCCTAAGTCCCAATACCTCGTCACCGACTTAACCTCCAAACCCCAACACACCCTCACAGGCCTAGCCCCCTACGCCTACCTACGTAGACTCAAGGCACACCTACGCGAGGCCTTATGGCTATCTACGGCCTAAGTACTGACTTCAGTCGCAACGTCTACACCTTTGCAACGATCACTGCAGTAGGCACCTCAGAAGTAGTCGAGGTAAGGGGGTCCAACCTCACCTTCATATGCACGGTCACTGGTGGCGACATCACCTGGGAAATCCAAGGTTCAATCGACGGCTCGACCTGGGCCTCCCTCGACACCTCAAAAACCAAAGGTGCCGGCACCCACGCTGACTTCTACTCCGGCTATGTGCTCCGCTACATCCGCGTCGTCACGCTCACACAAGTAAGCGGTCGCACCCTGAGCATCATGATGGCTGCCTCTTAGGCCCCACGCCATCGCACCACCTTGCTGCCCCTCTGCTTATGACACGTCGCGAAGCCATCCTGGCCGCAGTACGCACCACGCTTACCGGTACGACAGGCGTAGGCACGCGGATCTACCGCAACCGTGCAGAGCCGATGACTCGCGCCGAGTCCCCGGCCATCGTCGTCGAACCAGTAACCGACATCCCGGTCCAGAACACCAGCCTGCCCACCCTCGACTGGACCCTGCGCATCCGCGTCGTCGTCATCAGCCGCAGCACCATTGCCGATCAGGCGGCCGACCCCACCATCGAATCGCTCCACTCCAAGCTGATGGCCGACCTCACCCTTGGCGGCATCGCCATCGATGTACAGCCGGCCCAAGTATCATTCGAGTTTGTAGAGGCCGACGTACCGGCTGCCGTCATCTCCTGCGAATTCGACATCCGGTACCGCACCTCCGTAAGCTCCCTCACCTAAGACAATGAGCAAAACCTCCTCTTCTGTTCCGGCTCCAGAGCCTACTGAGTCCGCAACCTTCGCTATCGAAGTACCGGCTGAGGTCTCTCAACCCGCTGCACCTAATCTGGAAGACGAGCAACGTGATCGTGCGGGTACGTGCCTGCTAGATCCAGAAACAGGTAAACGCACCTGGATCTGGCCCTGATCTGCGCTTTCCCCTTCGTAACGGATCAAACCAATGCCTCTTCTCCTCCGCAAGCGCCTCATCCTGATGAAGCTTGAGGTGACCTACGGCACGGACCCCGTCCCCACCGGTGCTGCCAACGCCGTGTTGGTCCGTGACCTCAACATCGTGCCCCTACAGAGCGACGTGGTGAGCCGCGACCTCGTGCGCCCCTACCTGGGCGCTTCGGAGCAGCTGCTGGCCAACACCCGCGTCCAATGCACCTTCAGCGTTGAGCTCGCCGGTTCCGGCACTGCCGGCACACCTCCGGCCTACGGTCCAGCGCTTAAGGCATCTGGAATGACCGAGACCATCGTTGCCAGTCCTGGCAGCGTCACCTACGCCCCCACCAGCTCCTCGGCACCCAGCAGCGTCACCATCTACTACAACATTGATGGCATCCTGCATAAGGTAACCGGTGCTCGCGGCACCTTCGTCATCAACACGACCGTAGGCCAGATCCCCACGATCGACTTCACTTTCACCGGAATTTACAACGGCCCCACCGACACCGCAGCCGCCTCGCCCACTTACGCGAACCAGGCCACTCCTGTCGTCTTCAAGAACGGCAACACCACCGGCTTCGAGCTCTTCTCTTACAGCGGCGCTCTGCAGACTCTCTCCTTCGACATCGGCAACTCGCTGGTCTACCGCGAGCTCGTCGGCGGCACCAAACAGACTCTGCTGACCGATCGCCGCTCCAACGGCTCCCTCACCATGGAAGCCGTCGTTCTTGGCGCAGGTGGCCACAACTACTTCACCGACGCCCTTGCTGATGGCACGTTGGGCAACCTGCTCTGGCAGCACGGTCAAACCGCAGGCAACATCATCGACTTCACATCCACCCGGATCGACATCGGTGACGTGTCCTACGCCGACCAAGATGGCATCGCAATGCTGACCATCCCGTACACCGCCGTCCCCTCGACTGCCGGCAACGACGAGTTCCAGCTCATCTACACCTAAGCCGGCTACGCAGCCACGCTGCTTCGTCACCTAGCCCCTTAGCCGCACCACGGCCTAGGGGGCTTTTTCATGCGCCTATACTCCTATTGCACCCAATACTCCAACCTGTGGCATTCATTCGCAAGAAGGTCAAGACGTTCAAGTGGCCAGTAACCGTCGAAGAGCCCACAGACGGCGGCACATTTGACTCGAGCACCTTCGACGCCACCTTCAAGCGCATCGGCCGCGCCGAGTTCGCCAAGCTCGGCAGCAAGAGCGAACTCGAGCTCCTCAAAGCCGTCCTAGTCGACTGGAGCGGTATTGACGATGAGGCCGGCAAGCCCATCCCCTTCTCTGCCGAAGCGGTCAAAGAGTTCACTGACGACCCGTACTGGATCCGTGGCGTCCTCAAGGCCTACACCGAGACCTTCGACGGAGCCAAAGCGGGAAACTGAAGGACGCCGCCACCTACTGGGCAAGCGGCGGCAAACCCCGCGTTGAAGACAAAACGGAGGACGACGCTAAGGCCTTCGGCCTCGTCCTCCCTAAGTCTGTAGGCACGACAGAAGAAGACGACAAAAACTTCGTGGTCTGGGAGGAGAACTGGGACATCGTCATGATGTTCCTTAGGGCCCAGACCCAATGGACTGTGTCGATGGCTGGCTACGTTGGCATGCGCTATGACGTGCTGCTAAACCCGGGCGGCCTCTTCGACCTATACTGCGTTCAAGACCGTCGCGAGATGCTGGAGGCTTTGCAGATCATGGAATCCGCAGCCCTCAGCGCCTTCGCTAAGCAGGCAGACACCGATGGCTAGGCAGGTAAGCGAGCTCCTCATCCGCCTCGGCATCGAGGGCTACGAAGGCGTCGACAAACTCAAAGGCGCCTTCCGCGACCTCGACAAGGTCGCTCAGCTAAGCGGTAGGCAGATTGACGATATACGCACACGCATCACAAACTTCGGCGCCGAAAGCGGCCGAACTGAACAACTTATCCGAGGCCAATTAGAAGCGCTAAGAGGTCTCCGCACCCAAGCCGAGTTCGGCAGTCGCGCCTTCACAGAACTCACCGGCGACATCAATACGCTACAAGCAGAGCTTCGCGGCTCTACTGATGCAATTGAGCGTCAACGCGAGGCTTTAGTGCGTAGTGCCGGCGCCAGCAACCAAAACGCCCGTGCCATCGAGCGTCAGATCGCCGGCCTCGAACGTCTCCGTCAGCAGACTCGCCCCGGCTCATCTGCCTTCGTACAACTAAGCAATGACATTCAACGCGCCACCGCAGACTTAGGGCGTTTTAAGACCGAAGCCAGTCAGGCCGCCAATACGCTTACGCAGATGCCCGGTGCATCATTAGATGTAATTGCTCGGCAGATAGGCATCCTTCAACGTCGGATGCAATCTCTGAATATAAGCACGCAAGAGTTTTTACGTTATCAACAGCGCATTGCTTTAGTTGGCACAGTGCGCTCTGCCACGGTTGGTCGTCAAGAGTTACGAGCAACAACGGCTATGTACGAAAGCCCGCAATATAAAGAATTTGTAGGCGAAAGATCCTTAAAACTTGAATTACCCGACACACTTGCAGCCATACGTTTTCGCATCAATGAAATCAACACCGAACTTGAAAACATATCCGGTTACGAGCGTCGCCGTCAACTAACGCTAGAGTTAAGAGAGCTTAATCGTCGCTTACGTACATCCGTAGAAGAAGTAACTTCTCAAGAAGATCGTGCCGTTGCAGCCATTCGTAGACGTATTGAAGCACAGCGTGAACTAAATCGCACAAGTGGACTTAGAGAATTTTTCAACCCCGATCCAGTTGAGCGCTCTATCAGACGCAACCGCCAAAAGCGTCTACGCCAAGGTATCCTAAGCGAGGCAGAGCAAGCAAACCTACAAGAGTTAACAGGCAACTATGTTGAAGCCTTAAATACTCAAGCGCTTGTTGCACGACAGTCATACACACGTCTACTTGAAGTCCAAGAAAATTATAATCGCCGCGCTATAGATCTAGAAGATAAAAAGAATGCGGACCTACTTGCATCTCAGCAAGCCGCTTTTGATGCTGAATTAGCCGCATTCGATCGGCGCCTAGCTCGGCGTGATGCACTTCTAAATCGTCGCGGCGTCATCAAAGCCACCTTGGGCCTAGGCGGTAGAGATCTGTCTCCGCTATACGAAACCATTGTCGGTGTAGGAACACAACGTGCTGGTGCTTCCCAACAACTTATGGGGCGCACACCACAACAAGCCGTCCAAGACCTTTTCGGAATCTTTGGCGGAAACCTCAATCGCACGGGAAACGGAACTACCGATACGATGCAGGATCTGCAGCGTCGGGCTATCCGCTACGCCGGCGGCTCCTCTGCTGTCCAACAGGCCTTTGCCTCTTTCGCCCCAGGCAAAGCTCCTGCCGAGCTATATCCCCGTACTGGCGAATCAGGCCAGGCCTACCGCCGCCGCGTGGAAGTATCCATGGAGCAAGGCGTAAGTACTGCAGTTACCAGGCTTCGCAACTCAGTGAGCGTATTTGGAGACAGTCTGAAGAGTGCAGGAAGTCAGCTTATAGCGGGTCGTACCGGCTCACCTTACGCCGCCATCAATGCGTTTAGTCAAGCCTTACGAAAAACGCAGGATAACATTACCAAGATGTCTCGCGGCACAGATCCAGACGACATACCTAGGCAGTTCAAACTTATTCGTGACGGGGCTTCCCGCTTACAGCAAATAGTTGATAATTTTGGCCGGGCTGTTTCGGGCGCCTCTACTGCCGTCTTGCAGCAAGAGCGTGCACTACGCCGCCAAGCAATTCAATTTTCCGGCAACGCCCCTTCGGTAATCGAGGCGTTTCGTGGCGTCCGCTTAGGGCAGACGCCCACAGGCATGCTGCCTCGGACAGGGGAGTCGCCCGCCGAGTACACCGCCCGCTTAGGCGTAGGCGTCGGGGCTGAGCAGTTCCGCCTACCTGCCATTCCAAATTTTGCGAAAGGCACCACACGTGAGCTACAAGCAGTCCGGCAGGCTCTCCAGGAGATCCGCTTAGACCTCGACCCCTTAGCTGCCAACTTCGAGGCCACGGAACGGCGCATCTCTCGGAGTGTGCGCAAGATCGATCGCGAGCTTGAAGGTCGAGAAGGAGGACGTCGCCGCTTCAGCGGTATGCAGTTCGCGCAGACTGCTGGTGCTGCCATCTCCGGCGGCATCTTCGGCGGCCCCGAAGGCCTGCTCGGCGGTGTGATCGGCGGGATATTCGGCGGCACCGGTGGTGCTTTTGCTGGTGCAGCTATCGGTGGTCAACTTGGCATGTTTAGACAGCAGTTAACTATTGCGACTGACTATGCCGCTCAACTAAGTAAGTTGCGTATCTCGTTGCGTGGAGTAGCTGGCTCTGCAAAAGAGTACGAGCAAGCACTGCAGGCAACTATTAACGCCGGCGCTCGTTTTAATTTACAGCCTACAGAAGCTACAGAATCCTTCACGCGCTTAGCTGCGTCAGTAAAAGGTGCTGGAGGAACGATTAGAGACACGGAGCTTGCATTCAACGCAATTACAGCCGCTGTCAAAGCGACAGGTGGAAATACGGAACAAGTACAGGGAGCAATGCTAGCACTTACTCAAATATTCTCCAAAGGTAAAGTAAGCGCAGAAGAACTAAATCAGATAGCTGAACGTCTTCCGGGTACGTTTACTCTATTTGCAAAGTCCGCTGGTAAGACAGGCCCAGAGTTACAAAAAGCCTTACAAGAAGGTAGTGTAGGCCTCAATGACTTTATGAAGTTTGTTTTAGCAGTAGGAGATAAGTATACACCCATTATGGATAAACTTGCCAGCTCGAGTGAAAATGCTGGCGAACGAATGAAAGTCAGTTTTGCTAACTTAAAAGTTGCAATAGGTGATGCTCTTACGCCCATAGGAGCCAGTATCCAGAATGTCACAACTCAGCTTATTGATATGGCTTTACGCGCAGCACGCGCACTCAAACTTGTTAGAGAAGCTGCTGGCGCCGAGATAACATTAGAACGGGGAAGAGATATACAAGGTCGTGTCGGTGAGGCCTATAGAGCCGTAGAACGACGTAATGCTCAGTTTACTTTTGGCGATCCTAGGCGAGAAGCCTATGCAGCTATTGATCGTGCATTTAAGTCCATAACCCCACAAGCAGGTGTCGAGGGCACACGACAGAATATTGCAAGCCTAAAAGATCTTATTGAAATTCAACGTCGTCTAGGTGTAGGCGAAGGCTCTGAGGAGCAAGTAGCACGGCGCATGCGCATGCTGTCCACACAGGGTGAGCAGCTTCGCAAACGCCTAGAAGACGAAGAAGCTCGTATGAAACGATTAACAGAGGCGGAGAAGGCATCTGTTACTAAGTTTGCACAGCCTACTGGTAATGAAAGTACAGCCGAAAAAGCACGTAAACAGGCTGTAAAAGATGCTCAAGTCGCCGCCGAACAAGCACAACGCCGCAACGAAGAGATCGCTCAACAAGAGATCCGCCTGGCTGACGACGTGTTCAAGCGTCGCATCGAGCTCGAGGAGCAGTTCTACCAGCGCCGCAAGGAGCTCGCCGACCTTAACGCTCAGAATGAGCTCCGCCTGCTTTTCGGTGCAAGTCGCGAACGCGCCGCCGCCGACCTCCGCTACAAACAGTCCATCGATGAGTACGACCGCCGCATCGCCGCCGCCCGCAACGCCGTAAGTCAGGCACAGTTAGACCTAAGCGGAAAGCAGCGTATGGCTGCCGTAACCGCAGGCAATCTGATTCCAGGTCCTACCGGCATCATCGCCCGCACTGGGAGCACAGGACAAAGTACAGGCCCTCACCTAGACGCTCGTTGGGCAGACGGCCGTCGCATCACTGCAGCGGATGTAGATCGCTATCTCCTGGTCAACGGTCGGACCCCGTCGAGTTACGGAGTAACGAGTCCTTATGGGCCTCGACGTCTGTTTGGTCGTAGTTTCCACGCCGGTGTAGACCTAGGCACACCTTCAGGCAGTGCCGTCACTCTCAAGAGTGGTGCTTCCTACCTACGTGATCTTGGGTTCACAGGCGCCGGCGGCTACGCCATTGAGATCGACACCCCCGAAGGCCGTATGCGGCTTCTCCACCTGAAGGCCGGCTCAGCCGCTCGCGTAAGTGGTTCAGCCGCGTCCGGTCGCCTAAGGGCAGCCGTCGCCTCCCAGATCAATCGCAACATCACCGACCAGGGCGACATACTTGCAAGCGAAGGTAGGCTAAGCGCAGAGAACGCTACGTTGAGTGGTCTGCTCCAGGATAAACCTGCGTTCGAAAAAGCGGCTGCAAAAACGCTAATTCTTGACTACACCGAATCCCTTCGTCAGCAAAATGAAGAGCTTACAAAAGAGCTGCGCCTGAGCAAGGAGCGCATAGGCCTGCAGATGGAAGGGTATACAGAGGCCTACATTGAGCTACAGCTAAAGCTGAACGAAAATGCGAGAGAGCAGAATAAGCTAAGGATAGATGCACTTACTGCCGACAAAGCACAAGCTGCAGCTATAAAGGACAACCTAGAGCAATACCGTAAGCAAGCCGATCTTCTACGTGAAATCTACAATCTGCAAGAAGGTGCTAAGCAGGGCTTCGGCTTCCGCGAGGGTGCTCGTCAGTACGTCGAGTCCATCGGTTCCATGAAGGAGGCCACCGCTCAGCTAACCACCAGCGGCATCAAAGGCCTAGAAGAGTCGTTGTTCTCGCTTGCCACGACAGGGACTGCCAACTTCAACCAGTTCGCCTCCGAACTGCTCAAGCAGACCGCTCGGATAATTCTCCAGCAGCTCGTCCTTAAGCCCTTGATTCAAGGACTTACATCGTTGTTTGGCGGTCCAGCTACCGCTGCATCTGGAGTAGGTAGCCTCGGTCCCGCTGCGCTCAATTTTGGCCCGATAGGTCCGGGCATCTCGGCGTTCAGTGCCAACGGCAACGCCTTTGCTGCTAACGGCATCGTCCCCTATGCGATGGGCGGCATCGTGCAGAGCCCGACGCTCTTCCGTTATGCCAACGGTGGAGTGCCCGGCACCGGCCTGATGGGCGAAGCGGGCCCCGAGGCCATCATCCCTCTGCAGCGTGGCCGCAACGGCAAGCTCGGCGTGGCCGGTGGCGGCGGAACCACCAACATCACGGTCAACGTCGACGCCTCCGGCACCTCTGCCAACAACGACCCCGGCCAGGCCGCTGCCCTCGGTCGCGTCATCAGCCAAGCCGTCCAAGCTGAGCTCGTCAAGCAGAAACGGCCCGGCGGCATCCTAAGTCGCTAGGCTTGTTGTATTACTAGGTACACGCAATGGCTACGTTCACATGGTCTCCAAGCTACGAACCCACAGAGGCAAGTAAGCCTCGTGTTCGTCGATTTCAGGCTGGAGATGGATACGAACAACGTGTACGCTTTGGCCTAAACACAGATCCCAAAGAATGGAGCCTGTCGTTCAATGAACGCTCTAATACTGAGCGCGACGAGATCCTCACCTTCCTAGAGGCGCGAGGAGGCTATGAGTCCTTCGACTGGACCCCTCCTCGCGGCTCCGCTGGCAAGTTCGTCTGTGCAGAGTGGCAACTCACAATGCGGGCTTACAATTTCAACACCAT